TATATTGGCCGACTCTAAGGTTTTCACTCCCGTCTGATACTGGATATGTAGATGCATCAATTTGTCCTAAATAATTACCATCAAGAAAAGCACGGACAATATTCCCACTCCTGCACATTCTAACATGATGCAGCGTATTTAGCTGTATAGTATAGTTTGCAGATCTGATAGATTGCATATTCCCATATGTATCTAAATAATGAACATTTATATTATGTATATACGTACCATAATTTGAAATGACTATCTGCCAACCATTATTAGGAGTTGCTGAAACCTGTCTATTGAGAACGAGGAAAGAATACTGATCGTATGTTTGTCCGGAGTCCCATGTGTCTGTAGTAAACAAAACATCAACCGTGAAATCATCGTCCATCGAAAAGTCAGGGCTATCTGGGATGGTGAGATAATCACCATTACCATCCATTTTTATGGACGGGTATCCAATATCTGTATCTATTTGGGCGTTGCCGAAAACGCTCACAGTATGGGCGCTGTTTGATTCGTCTGTTATATTGGTTGATCCATCCGTTGCATCACTCGGAGGCTGGAGTAGAAGGACAACATCGCTAAAATATTCATCCGCGCTTGACATTTCTACGTCCCATGAGTGGGTATACACCTGAAAACTATCAATCCCATCTAAAACTGATTTAAGCTCAACCGATGCCGTCCCAGATTGAGTGAACGTATATGAGGTTGAAGTCCCTGTTATCCCTGTCGCGGTACTAACAGTTACCCCATTAAGTTTCCATGTGGCTGTGTAAGTTGTCCCGGTCTCAGGGCCGACAGAATCGTCGAACCAACCTACATATGTTCCTGCTGTTTGTTGCGTTTTATCTCTGTGGTTCCACGATAATGTTACGTTGATCGATACATCATCTGGCCAATAGTTTGAATTTATTCGTACATTTGCTGGGGGGTATGGTCGTATTGCTCGTTGCTGAATTGTCACAGTATCAGCAGTAGCGTTGGCAAGGGGAAGGACTCCAGAGGTTGACACGGTTTGGAGTTTTACATTTACCTCGTCATTAAGCTCATATTGCTGCTCATCGCTAGATGCGTATTCGCTCCAAAAAAATATTTTTGATCCGGATGCATGTTCAGCGGGAAGTGTATCAAGTACAGCCCGAATAACGGTTACAGAGGTTGATGATGCTGAAACAATAGCGAAAAGCTCATCATCAACCTGACCCCATGTTCCTGCATTGACAATATCGGCGTGTACAGAGTTAGTAATCGACCACTCTTCTGTCGCTGATCCGTCGGGAAGCCCTACACTTGCCGCTAGTTTTGCAGTCGGGCAAAAGTCTACCTTGCCATATTCGACATATCCTCCACCTGAATCGGTCCATAATCTTGCGTTTATCTCTGACCCACCTGGCCTTTCAGCGGTGGCCCCTATATACCCGGCCTCCGGGTAGCTCGTAAGGAAGGCATCAACAGCATCCTGCCCCTGTCTGTTGACAAGCGCCATATATGGGAGTTCAACAGCAATGCGACTCTCTGCTGCTGATGGTGCTGTTTTTGAAGACTCCCACAAAATTTCGGAGTTAGTGACAAAGGCAATCTCTGGTAGGGAAAATGTATCTTGTGTGCAGTTAATGACGATTTTATTGTCAACGCCGTCGCCATAGTCAATGTCGGTAATACGCATCACCATGTTAGCTATCCCGCACTTGGGATATGATAGGTTGAAAACATCACCTTTTGACAGTCGAGAAGCAACCCTGTTAGCCGTAACAGTACAAGACGCGCGGGGATAGCCTAAAGTGCGGAGATCGCGAGCAGCAGCCCTTGCCGCCACGTTGTTGTTTGTGAACCACGGGTATTCAATTTTAGTGGCGTTTATCCCACCCGCTGACTGTATCAGAGCTATATTCTGAACAGTGACCGTTTTATCTGTCCCAGTGATTGAATCCCAATATTGAACCGTTACTTCATTTATCAACTCAGGTTGAGGAATCCGGCTGAAATTGCTCACCTTGCAGTTTGATGGAGACAATGAAACCAGCGATTCAGTGTCATAGTCGTCTCTGAGCAGCTTTATACCGATCTTTCCGGTTAAATTATCAACTACGGTAACCCCGTCGATGTGGCGCAGAACCTCTTGCACCATATCGTTTACCGAAGTTGTATTGAGATACATGAACGACACTCCCATACCCTCTGCGTATAGGGTATCGGCAACAGCAGTCATCAGATCATCGTCAATGTCCTCGTCAGCAGATAACCCTAGTCCAAAGTCAGGGTCGGTTAATAACTCACGGACTACATGAGACGGGTTCATGTCATAAGTTGCACTGTCACCATCGGCTGTAACAGTCGCTACCCAAGCGGTCCCGGATAATGGACTGTAGGCTTTTAGAGTCATTGTTGAGGTCGAGCTATTCTTGAAGAAGATCGCTTGCTCTCTATCTGTTACCGTATCCCATTGCTCCCAACAATCTTCCGCACTCCCAGGCATTTGGATTATAGTTTCTGTTGGAAGGGAATGTGCAGTCAGATAGGCGTTAAGTGCAGATTGGTATGATTCGTCACCGTGATACCCAGTGTCCACGACTTTCACGCCATCGAACCATATTTCAAACTTGTCTGGATTTGGTCCTGTCGTATACGTCAGACTTATATATCCAAGCGATTCTCCTATGGAAACCTCGGTTTCGTATGGAAATGCCTCCGCCCCCTCATACTCAATATTGAGTGGGGTACCTCCTCCGTCTATAAGTATCCCGGCCTTCTCAGGATACCACTGGACTTCGCCGTCACCCTTGGTGAATACCCTCTGCCCACGGATGAGCATTGGTTTTGGGTATGGATTCAACCCTATATAAATCTTTCTCAGCACCAAGGCGCAAATGCGGCGAAACGCAGGAAGAAGTGATGTTCCGAGAACATTCAGCAGGTAGTCATTCTGCCCCTGGGTTGGTAGCCCCTGCTCAAAGTCAACATCCCCTGAAATCCCCCCCTCCCTGGACTCCCCACCATATAATTCAGGGCTGTCGATGGTGATTCGTCCACCTGTCGATGGCCCTGTCCATGCGGTTTTATTGTCGGTTTTTATCCAGAAAATCTTATCAATTGGTCCTTTACAGAGAGCAAGATGGCGACCTTCATAGATTTTATAACCAACGGTTTGTTCGCTACTCCCGCCCATCTATCCTTCTCCTGGCCTGTTCTATGAGTTTCATCGCCATACCGTCACCGGTTGCCTCAAGCACTTTAGAGGGAAATCCATGATCAAGAAAATCGTTCCACGACAGACCGTGCCGAAGACAAAACCGCCGCCCGCCCTTTGCACAATACTTGAGTGAATGCATGTCTTTCCGCAGAACAACAACCTCGTCAGTCATTATTTTTTCCCGCCTTTCTTCACGATAGCGACCTGCTCGACATCGCCTTGCCATAGACAGAGAGAAGGGGAAAACTCTCTTGTCCCGAAAAGGACAGGTATGTTCCCTCCTTCTTCCACCTGTGGAGTTTCCATTGTTGCTTCTTCGGCGTTGGTAGTATTTGGCTTTGGTCGGGTTAAGATGGATATGGCTGTTGAGGCGATAAACAGACCAATTAAAGCCCATGTTCCGTATGATATTCCCAGAAACATTAAACTACGCTCCCCGTGTTCGGATTATCGACAGGTATCCACGGCTTGCCGCCGTAATTAAGGATGTTGCTGAATTTATCGTTGCAAGTGGCCCGGCTATGGTCGCAACCACCATATAGAGTCAATGTGTCATCAACTGCGACCGAACCAACAGGACTTGTGAGCACAAGCGTTGCTCCACTGTGACCCGTGATAAACCGATATGCACCGTCTACAGTCTCGACCATGCCAGCCAGAAAATATCCGTCTGTATAAGCCGCAGCCTCCGGCACTGTCAGGGTGGTCAGCGATGAATCTATAGCTGAAACTGTACCGGAAATAGCAAAATCATTCTTATCCAGGTTGCATCCCCGCTCATAAACGCAGTATTGGCAACCCCTGGTATATCGGTCCCTCAGTCCGTTTCTACGTTGCCTTCCATAGATCGATTCACCGGTCAGCTTGCAAACGCCATCATCCCACGAAGCTAAAGTGATGCGCCCCTTCCAGCCAACCCGTGTATCGGTAGCCCCGTCCTGCTGGTGAAAGATTGTGAGAGAGACTACGTTCTCGACATACCCGGCAAGGAATAGTTGGGAAACCCCGCTTGAAATAGGAACTTCAACCGTTATGTCAGACTTCGCAATCTCGCTTTGATGGCCTATTGATGATCTTCTTATTGCCAGCTTGGTGTATGTCTCCTCGTTGTAGACAACATCCTTTCCCACACGCGAATACGTCCATACCTGGGAACCGTGCACAAAACGGAACAGGTCGATAGGCTTGCCACCGAAGATGGATTGCTCAAGATCGCTGAACAGGCTCATGCGGCCACCTCAACCATCGACGCCTTGCACTCGGCCACGCCTACACGTTCCCAATTCAATTCGATGCGGTCGGTTGCGAATCGGTGCAGGGTGAGAAATGAGATCATCGTCACCCCTGTAACGCCCGGGGCAGAGTCAAGCGTCAACACTTCTTCCCCTGCATCGCCAGCCACAGCGGAAACAATCTGGCGGCAAACAAAGGTTCCATCTGGTTTGATCAATGCGATGTGTTGTTTTGTTGGCTGATCAACACCTTGTATTCTCCACAGAGAATCAAACACGGTCACATCCGCGCTTCCTGATGCGATCTCGCCAACAGCGACAAGATCATGCTGCCACGATGGAACCCACACCGGAACAAGGCGACCGCAGCGACGATGCAACCATTCACGAAACGACCAGACACCGGCGGCGGAATCCAGGCGCCAAAAGTGCTCGCTGGTCATCACCGGGTAATCGTCATGGGTGGTGATAAATGTTGTCCCAATTTCAGGATCAAGTTTCCACAGAGAGCGGTTGATTGTTCGCTTTACCGTGTCCCCTGAAATCAACAGCGATCCGTCAATCACGTCCTGGCTTTGGTATTGCGTAGGTGATGCATCACCGGAAAGACCAACAGAATCGGTGCAAGTTACGGTCAGGTTGATTCTTTGGCGCGCTGTGGGATGGTCGTGGCGTTCGATTGATTCTGAAATGTATGCAGTCCTCAATGGCATGATGAGCGCCGACGCTGAGAATGCGTTGACCGTATTTTCTGCCAATGTCAGACTTGCGGCTGCAACCGTTGAGACTTCAATCACCTCGTAATTGTCTGGGCTGTCCCACAGGATTGCATATCCACCGTCCCGGTAATCTGAGGTTATGGTGTCAATCACTATCGAACCAGAATCAGCGGAAAGCGTTGCCCCAAGTTGCTGCTGCTCGTTCCAACAAGGGAAACCCCATTCAAGCCCCTGCCCATATGAAATATCCATGAGGATCTTTGACATTTGAACCGCATCATCGACAATCACCTCGATATCGAACGATTGACGCGGAGCAACTCTTGACCTGATCCTCTGCTCTGATCCGTCCAATGCGGTGAGTACATCCGTTTTCCACTCCATGGATTCCGTCATGTTGATCTGTGGAATCCATGGCCACACTTTGCCCGTGAACGCCATTGTCAAACACCTAAAGCGGCTCTGTACGCCGATGGATTAGATCGAACGTGATTTAGCATGACTTTATTGCCCGAATTGCCACTCATGGCGTTTGCGACTGTTTCCGCGTCGAATGCGTTGACGATCTTGGTTGATCCTCCAGCCTTCACCGCTCCAATCAACTCGCGGAGAAGGGCT